CCGATCCGGCTCGGCCGCCCGCCTGGCTTCCATGGCCTCACGAAGCCCCGCGAAGCCCTTGACCACGCGCTGGTGCTCGGTCGAGCCCAGTGCGGCCTTGCGGCCGTCCAGCACGCGCGCGGTATGTTCCCGCTCGCGATCGCGTTTCACAACCGCGTCGTGCCAGATCATCTCGCGCTCGCAGGCCTCGCGGATCTCGGCGATCGCCGGCAAGAATTTTCTGGTCGACGGCAGGCCGCGAACGGGATCGCAGACGGCGCGCGCCACGGCTTCCGGATAGCGCGCCAACATCGCCGCCGCGCCCGTGACGAACATCTCAGGATCGTTGGCGTCCGAACGTGGGAAGAAACCGAACAGCTGGGTCGCCATCATCGACGCGATCGACGGCTTGCAATTCGCGCTCCCGTTCGGCTGCGACAAGGCGTTCCGTGAGGCGTCGCCCAGCCTCGACAATTGACCCCTTCCCTTGTCGTTGTTGTCCATTTCCGGCCCTCTCGTTGTCGTACCATTCGGGTTTGAAGCCCTGCCATCCGCGCTCGATCATCATGTCGGCGGCGGCGTTCGGATCGCCGGTCGCGGTGAAGCCCTTGGCGAGCAACTGGGCGGCGCGGACGGTGAGCGGGCAGCGCTTGGCTTTCCGATGCGCCAGCACGGCGTCGGCGCTGTCAGGCGAGAGGCATTCGAGAAGGATGTCGCGAGGCGTCTGAATTAAGACGCCTTGGCGTATATTCTTATCCTTCTTTCCAGATATCTCTGTAGTAGTAGAACTATCTTCTACGCGCGCGAGGGGCGTCTTAATTAAGACGGTTTCAGACGCTTTTAAGACGGTTTCAGACGCGTCTTGAGAGCGTCTTAAAGCGTCTGAATTAAGACGCTCACGACGCTCCTTGCGGGCTTGGTAGTACCGTTGATTGCGAACCTGGCGAGCGGTGAGCGCAGCCCCCATGGCGAGATTGGCTTCGACGATCTTTGCGGCCTTGATCGCCTGGTCGAGCGTAAAGCCCTCCTCGATCATCTCCTCGATTGCGGCCGCAATGCTCACGCGTGCGCCCCTTAGCGCACGACGCTGACAACTTCGGCTGGCTTGCGCCTGCGCCGGCGCCGCGGCGTCGCTGCCTCGGTCGCCGCGTCGGCGGCTTCCTCCACGGCTTGGATGGCGATCGCGACGGCGTCGGAATTGGCCCCGGCGTCGAGCAGCTTCTTGACGAGCTCGGCAGTGTTCAAAGTTTTTTCCTCCCTTTCACACAAGCGCTTTCCTCACGAGCCCCCAGGCTTCGAGGACGCGGACGGCGTCATCGCGGCCAAACGCGAACGCGTGCGGCACGCCGAGCCGGTGACAGAGCTCGGCGAATTTGATTTGAGCATCGGAAATCACCGAGCGCTCATGGCGCTTGAGCTCGATGAAACCGACCGGCATTCCGCCGGGCAGTTCGGGGCCGAGCGCCACCAGGTCGGCGAGGCCTGGCGTCAGGCCGGGCTGGCCGAGCGCGCCGGCGTTGGGGATCGCGGCCAGCAGGGTGTTGGGCTTACGCAGCCACTCCCAATGCTCCATGACGGCGCGCTGCTGTTCGCGTTCAATAGGCGCAAGCTTCGGCTGTCTGCGCCAGTGCCGCATGGCGTCACTCCGCGGCGTCGACGCGCGGCAAATGGCCCAGAACGTGCCTCGGTTTGGCGGATTTCGTCCAGAACAGCTCCATGCTGGCGCCTGGCCCAAGCTCCGCCACCCATTTCTGCATGAGCGCGAGCGACGGGTGGCTGATGCCCGCCTCGATGCGATAGACGGTCGGCTTCGCCACGCCGAGCTTTTTCGCCAGCTCGGGCACGTTCAGGCCCAGGCGCTCTCGCGCTCGAATGAGCTGAAAGCGTTGGACGGGTTCGCTGAGTTTCTTGGCCATAGGGGTAGATTTGCCCATCTGGTATTTGACCGCAAGGGGGCCCAAGCCTCAACAGAAATGTCACGGAATACGCCTTGCAGGGCCGGTGAAGTGTGGTAAGTTTCCAATATGGCAACTTCTCACGACGCACCATTTCGCCACTATCTCAAGGAATGGCGCGAGCACCGCGGCCTGCTGCAAGGCGACCTAGCGAAAATGGTCGGGACGGCGGCGAGCGTGATTTCTCGTTATGAAACAGGCGACCGGCGCATTCATTTAGAAATGCAATTCAAGCTCATGCGGGCGCTTCGCATTCAGCCGGCGCAATTCTTCTCACCCCCCGACGCGCCCTCGCTCGATGCCATTGTGGCCGGTGAGTCGCCGGAAGAACGGCGGCGTATTGGCAACCTGGTGAGGGCCTACCTCGCCCGCGACGACGCCAAGTAATCCACAGGCGTCCACAAAATATTTTTTCGCCGCGCGATGTCACATTGACATCGATGTACCAAGTAGGGAAGCTGGGTGATGACCCAGCCGACCGCAATTGTGGCGGAGGACGCCGTCCGCACGACGTCGCCGCCAGTCCCGGAGGGGGAGCGCAACCCCCTTGCTCCATCCTCCGGGACGCCCGATCCCTACCTCGCGATGATCGAGCGCGCGGCGCGCGATCCGAGTGTCGACCTGGCCAAGCTACAAGGCTTGATGGCGATGAAAAAGGAGGTCGAGGCCGACCGCGCCTCGATCGCCTTCGCCGAGGCCTTCAACGAGCTGCAGCCCACCCTGCCGACCATCGACCGCAAAGGCCGCATCATCGTCTATTCCAAGGCTGACCGAGAGAGGGCAGGCGGCGTTCCGGAAGGCGCGGAGCCGATCCAGAAAACGCCCTACGCGACCCTTGACGACATCCTCGAGGCGCTGCGCGAGCCGCTGCACAAGCATGGCTTCTCGCTGCGCTTCGAACACGACACCACGACCGACGGTCGCCTGATCACGACGGCGATCCTGCGCCACCGCCAGGGCCATGCTGAGCGCGCCACGAGCCCGCCGCTGCAGCACGACAGTTCCGGATCCAAGAACAACGTTCAGGCGGTCGGCAGCTCGCTCACCTATGGGCGCCGCTACTCCCTGATGGCGGTGCTGCCGATCGTCTCCCACGCGCCCCAGGACGCCGACGACGACGGCAAAGCCGCAGGCTCGGCGCTGATCGACGGCGAGCAGCTGATCCAGATGCAGCAGCTCCTCGAGGAGACAAAGAGCGATCTGGCGATCTTCTTCGACACGCTCGGCGCCACCGGCTTTTCCGACATGACCGTCAAGCAGTTTAAGCGCGGCGTTGCGCTCTTGAACGAGAAGAAGCGGAGGACGGCGAAGAAGGCGGCTCAGCCATGATCGACGACCGCGAGGCTTTCCTGCAGGCGCGCTGCGGCTCGCTCGGCGCGTCCAAGATCGGCGAGGCCCTCTCCCACCTCAAGCGCTCGGGCGACCGCACCAAGGCCGCTCTTGACCTCATGTATGAGCTCGCCGCCGAGCGGCTGACCGGCGTGCCGGCGAAGCGCGTCAATGCGCTCTGGTGGGGCGCGCAGCATGAGGACGAGGCGGTCGCCTCTTACGCTTTTTTGACCAACCTTGCGGTGGTGAAAGTCGGGCCGATCCCGCACCCGACAATCGAGGGCGCGCACGCTTCGCCCGACCGTCTGGTCGGCGAGGACGGCGGCGCCGAGATCAAGTGCCCGACCAGCTCGGTCCACCTGCAGACGCTCCTCGCCGACGCCGTGCCCGAGGATCACTTGCCGCAGATCCAGTGGAACATGGCGTGCGCTGAGCGCGCCTGGTGGGACTTCGTTTCCTATGACCCGCGCTTTCCCGACGGCCTGCAGTTTTTCATTCGCCGGGTCGAGCGCGACGAGGAGGCGATCGCCCGCATGGAGGCCGACGCGCGCGACTTCCTCTCTGAGCTCGGGGGCAAGCTCCTGGCGCTCGAGGAGCGCTACCCGGTGGCGGCATGAGCAAGTGCCCGAGCCCCCGAAACATCACTGGCGCCCCGTCAGTCCACTCCTTTACCGTGGCGTATTCGGCCATGACCGCCAATGGGAGCATGACGTTGTCGAGGCCATCCGCCTCGGCCGCCGCGCCCCCGCCGCGTTCTCGCTCGGCGGTGGAGAACCGTGGCTCGGCGAAGGCCGTCTCCATACCGGCCAGGCGTACGTCTCGGCCGGGGGGGCCATCGCGCGGGATCTGGCCGCTGAGAAGGCCGCCCGCGCCCTCACCAAGGCGGCGATCGAGGCCAACCGAGAGAAGGTCGCCAAAGCCAAGGCCAAAGCCCGCGCCGAGCGTGAGGCCATGGACGCCGCGATGGAGGCAGAACGGCAGGCCTACGAAGCCAAGGCGCGGGCTTTGGTCAAGGCCAGGGTCGAGGGGGACGCCGAATGGTTGGCCGCGGACCAGCGGCGACGGGAGACGCAGGCGATCATGAAGAACAAGTGGCAGTGCATCCGGTGCAAGAACATCGCGCTCATCGAGCCGGAACGCGACGGCTATACGCTCAGATGCATCTGCGGCCAGAAGGGTTGGGCTGACCACGCGACCTTCGTCAGGATGATCGCCGCATGAGGCTCGCGCGCCTCATCACCACGGCCAACCGCCGCGAGCTCGTGGGCGCGGTCGAGGCCGCGCAGATCTATTCGAGGCTCACACTGCTGGGCCCGGTCAGGACGCTCGCGCAAAACCGGATGATGTGGCGCTTGCTCAGCCTGTTCGCCGACCAGGTCGAGCACAACGGCAGAAAGTACGACGAGGAGACTTGGAAGTGCATCGGCATGCACGCCTTGGGCAAAGAGATGGAGTGGGTTCCCGGCTTCGACGGTGAGATCGTCCCGCTCGGTTACCGGAGCAGTGAACTCGAGATCGGCGAAATGTCGAACCTGATCGAGCTCCTCTTTGCCGAGGGCGTGAAGCGCGGCGTCGACTTCGACGCCCAACCGGCGAGAGTAGCATGAGAGACAAGCCCTATCTCGAGCACAAAGTGGCGCTGACGCCAGCGGAGAAATTGCGCGTCGCAGTAGCGGTGCTGGTCGATGGGTTCGATCAGCACCGGGTCGCCGCGCTCATGGGCGTCAATCCAGGCCGTATCAACGAAGCGGTCGTCGCGGTGCGCCAGGCGATCGACCCGGAGAACAATGAGGCCGTGGAGCTGAAATGAACCGCAAGCGCCGCGAGTTCACCCAAGCCGACAAGATCGCCATCCGCGGCCGCGCCTCTGACGGCGGCGGCAACGTCCATTGCGAGGGCTGCGGCATCCTCATCAAACGCAAGGCCGACTACGCGATCGACCACATTATTCCCGAGGGCATGCGTCCTCTCGCCGACTTGGCGCGCAAGCTGACCCCAGCCGACGGCCAACTGCTCTGCATCGCGGTCTGCCACCCGGCGAAAACCAAAGACGACAAGGGCGACATCGGCGAGGCCAAGCGGCGCGAGGCCAAGCACCCGCTGGTCGCCGCCGGCAAGCCGCGCATTGCAAGGGAGTACGGGCTATGAAAGTGAGGCTTGCCTGTCCGAATTGCGGGACATTGTTGGCCCTCCTTGAGATCGAAGGTCTGCGAGACGATCCGCCGCCGGTGCCGATCGAGGTTTGGCGCCTGACGCCGATCGGCAAAATGAACCTTTCTGTCCGCAGCGAAACTGCCCTCGAAAATGGGGGTTTCAAAACGGCGGCCGATCTTGACGCCGCCAGCGATACCCAACTGCTTAGAACGACCAACTTTGGCAGGAAAGGCCTGGCCGAAGTTCGCGAAGCGCTCGCCCGCATGGCGAAGGGAGAAGGACTATGAACGAACGGCCCGCCGCCGACCGCCTTCGCGACGCGATGCGCAACATCAGTGTCAACGAGCTCGAGGCG